TTCCGCGCCAGCCATGTCCAATGCAGCCCCTCCCCTCTCGGATCGCGCCTGATCGAGGCGGTCCATTGCGGCGGCGATCGACGGACCGACGTCGATCACGGGGATAGGCTGCACGGCCCCTTGGGAACGGACGCGCACCGGCCCGCCCGCCCTCGGAGTCAAAACGTCTTCCATCATCACCTGGCCCGACAGAGCCGAATAGCGGCCATAACTGCAATTTCGGACGTTGTCCGCCCATTGCCGCAGGAACTCGGTTTTGCCGTTTTGGATTTCGGCCATTTTGTCAGCCAGGGCCTCTCCCTCATGGCGGTTCGCAATCGGAAAGGCAGATCCGCACGAATAGGGGATTCGAGAGACCGGGAGCGGATCCAGTAGCCATTCGTCGTAGTCGGAATGGACCCAACATTTGTAGAGATACGCGCGCCCCTCATTCTCTGAAAAACTGAGCCAGGCGTAAGCCTCGAATACACGCACAATGTCCATTTGTGAGACGATCGGCGTTGCCAGCGCCGCCGAAGTGCGCCGAGCATTCGTAGATTCGGCCCCCGAATTGCGGGTGACAGCAGGCAGATCCTTGACGATCGACCATTCCACACCCATCCGCACCAGGTCATTGCGCGTGAAGTAATGCACCTCACCGCAAAGCGGGATCCCTTCCAGGCTTTCGCGATCCCATCCCGGCGTCTTGAAAAACAGGTCATTGCTGACGGGCGCGCATTTGAGCCGATTGCGCTTTTCGGTAATCTCGACCTGGGCGGTTTGCTTGTCCTCATCATAGCGCACCAGCCGCCGCTCGACCGCGACGCCCTCCGCAATCGGTTGCTGTTCCATGACGATCGGCAGATCCGCCCGCGCGATGTTATGGTGCGTCACCATGTACCGGTTGATATCGTCATCCCACCAGGTCTTGATGTAGCCAACGCGATAGAGCAACGCGTTCTGGATGCCGCCGAGTATGACGCGATAGCCGCCATTGTCCTCGATCGCCGCCTTGTTGACCGCCCGAGATTCGGCGGCGGCTTGCGTCTCATCGTCGGCGCTGTTTGCCTCAAATGTGACGACGCTGTCTTGCCCAAACGAAATCACCATTTGCGCCGTGACGGCGGTAATGGACGAATTGACGTCTGAGGATTGGAGCGTGGAATTGGTCGCGTCTAGCGCCGTGTCGCCCGGTCGCGGCGCATTGATGAAATCCCGCCAGGCGCGCGCACGCTGGCCGTCATCCTCGCCCGCTCTGGCGTTTATCGCTTGATCGCATGCATGGCGTAAATCGGTTATTACCTCGCCATACCCCCCCAGGTTCTGGCTTACAGTAACCATTTTTGCTCATCCGCTCTAGCGCGTTTGAGCGTTCGACCCATTCCCCCAGCATGCCCGACCGCAAACATGCGCACTGCATCTACTGCGTGTGAAGTCCAGTCATGTTTCGGCCTAGTCTTAAACGATCTTGAGCGTTCGTCAAACTCATATTGGTAGTTGACGAGGCATTCCAGAAGCCTCTCGCATTTTGACGAATTTATCCAAACTCTTGGCAGAATCGCGCGGGTGGCCTCTATGCCGTCTTCCAGCGCCCAATTCGGCACCTGCACGAAATCGATGCCTAGCTCTTGCGCAATCAGAGCGCGAGACTTGCCAGAGCCGAGTTCCGTCACCTTGATATCGTGCGGCCCGTAATGCGAGCTTGCCAGGTATTGATACGGCTTGGCCCTGACAGCCGCGATCGCTTGCGGCAATGCCGTAAGTGTGTATTCCTCATAGTCGATAATCCGGAGTTCATTGCCCGCGATCTGCCAGAACACCACCGCCGTCGCATCCGCCCACCCGAGATCCCACGACGTATAGACCGGCAATTGCGGATCCCACATGAACGGTATGTAGCGGTCCAACTGCAAGGCGTTCATTTCGCCGCCATAAACAGCGCCTAACAACGCCGCGTTAAAGCTGCACATGAACTCTTGCTCGTACAGCGGCGCGGACATTTCCCGCTGCAATGCGGCCAATTCCTTTTGCGCGATCATGCCCGTCTGATCGGCCCGCGCCAGGTGGAAAGACCATTCCGGATCATCCGCCGCGACCTTGCTCAATTCGTACAGCATGTTGGAACGGCCTTTTGGCGTCCCCATCAGCAGCGCCCGCCCCTGGCGATCGGCCAGCGCCGGACGCAACACAGTCGGCCACAATCTAGGATCCATGTCGGCCAATTCGTCGGCCACGATGCGATCGAAATACATGCCACGGATCGCGTCGATGTTGTCGGCCCCCAAAAGCATGAATTTCGCCTCGGTCGGCTCGAATGTCACCGTCAGATCGGATTGGTGAATCGTGAAGTATTGTTTGGCGTTGCCACGGCTCACAGTGCTTGTCAGATAGTCCCAGGCCAGGCGCTTTGCCTGCTTTTGGAATGGCGCGATATATGCAACGCGCGGCTGCGTAAGTTTGCAGGATAACAGGCCATCCAACAGGTCGAATATCGCCATGACGGTCTTGCCCGCACGACGATGAAAGACAACGCCGCGATGGCGATGGCGATCGACCAATACGCGGCGTTGATGCGGCTTCGGTTCGAAGCCTATGCGGGCCTTAATTAACTCTGGCAAGCCTCGATCGCTCCGCCATTGCCAGCCGCGCCTCGATCCGGTCGGCGGAATAGCGCAATAGCCGGATCTCATCGGCTTCGGCGACGTTATCGACCATGTCCCAACCGCCTTCCGCCCCCACGTCCTGCTGAATGCCAAACAGGAAGGCGCGACCGGGAAACAGATCCCCGGCGATCGCCGCGATGTGCATGAGAAACTGCTCTAGCGTCAGATCGAGCGTCTCCTCCTCCTCGATCATGCGTCAGCCTCGCGCAAGCTCTTTTTGCTAGAGTTGGCCGCGGCCAACTTTTTGAGTTCCTTGATCGCCAGCTTGCGCGTCTCGATCTCGATTTCTAGCTTATCGATCTGCTGTTGAATCGTTGCCATGTCCTTTGCTCTCCTCTTGCGCATGTATTCGCGCTGATAGGCCACCTTGTCGAAGCGCCTCATAGCGAGGCGCTCCTAGCGTACTCCGCGCAGAAATTATCGAACTCGCGCTCTGCCGCCTTATAGATTGAATATTCCGCATCAATCTCCGCTTCGCTCACAGCCTCGCCCTGGCCCAACAGCCCCAGGTGATAGCGTTCCATCGTCGCGTTGTAGTGGTCGAACGCTTCCCGATAGCAGTCGATCGCCTTGCTCTTCTGATAGTCCCGATCGCTAAGTTTCATTGGTCTTTTCCTTCCATGTTGACACTAACAATGTCTAACACGGAAGTCTAACAATGTCTAACACTATTTCGCGTTCGCCGCTTTCTTTGCGTTGGCGACATTCGCCGCTTGCGCTTCCGTCGCCTTGTCGATCGCCGTCGCGTGCGCTTCAAGCGCCATCGCCAGCTTCCGGCACGCGCCCGACACGCGGCCCTCATATTGCGCATTTGGTGGATGCGATCCCGACGCAATTGCCGCCGCCACCAGGAACCATGCGTCCGCCGCGTCCTGGTGCGCCACGTCAGCCGCCAACTGCCCGAGCGTTACCGCCGCTTCGTTGGCCTGGTCTGGCGCGAAATTCTGGAAATGCGTCAGATTACGCAACTTGATCTGACTGCGTGGGCTGGCTTTCATGTGTGTCGTCTCCCAGGTTAGACCAGCCGAAATCAAGCGTGAACTGGCTTTCGTCTTCGGTCCGTTTCTTCGGTTTCTTCACGACGTCAGTGCCATACAGCCGATCGTGCAAGGCCAATGCCGTCCGCACAGCTTCCCCAGGTTGAAGCCGCATTTTCGATTTCACATCGTAGGCCAGGCGCAAGATATCCGCGACGAAGACGATCGGCTCTTTGCCCAAGGTGGCGACGACGCATGCATGCAGCATGCCTTCATCCAGGCGATCATCGACGTTCTCAGATTCGGCCAGCAATTGCTCGATCCGCTTTGAGACTGCCTTGCCTGCTTCCCTTGCCACTTTTACGAGTCCCCGCGATAGTGATTCAAGATCAATGACTTAGTGCCAAATGCCAAGGAAATACGCTGCGATTACAAGCAAATAGCCAATGAAAACGCCGCCCGCGACATACAGCCCACGAATGTACAGCTTGCGCGCATCGCGCTTCACTTCCCGATACAGTTCCACACTCATGCCAAGAGACTCCTAAGCTTGCCGAAAAACAGTGTTCTCAGCGGATTGATGCCGTTCATATAGTCCGACAGAAACGCGTCCGTCGTCATATGATCGGCAGTGAAGAGCGGACCGCCCGCCCGTTGATCCGGTTGAACGAGACTTGCGCCAGGCGCGCGGCTATCCGAAAACAACGCGGCCCCGGCAGGAGCCGACACGCCGTCCGATGGTAGGCTCGGGCTTCCCCCATCTTGAGCGCCAGACGTAGCAGGCGGACCGATCGCGATTTGCGGCGTGTTGCCCCGCGTCCCGACCGGTTCAATGTGCCAATTCTCATTGGCAAGCGGAAATTTCAGGCCATATTTTTCGGCGTTTTTTTGCGCCCAGGTCAACGCCTCTGGCGTCGAATAGCGCAGATCCGCAGCCTGGCCGCGATTGTGATAGGAGCGCCCAGGCGGCGCGACCCATTTGCGCGCCGCTTCCGGCCCACCATACTTTTGCACCGCCGCATCCCATAGGCCCGCCTGCTTTTGCGGCGATCGATAGGCCGAGTAGATCGAGATGCCAGGCGAGGCCGCTATGAACTGGTCAAGCTGCCGCGCAAACGTCGAATCGAGACCCGACACATCAGCATTTCCCACAGCATAATCACCAACCGGCATAGCTTCGCCCTCATTGCATTGCAACTTTAGCGGAGTCAGTGTGAAAGTAAAGATTCGCGCGGGCGCTAACACAAGAAACGTGCGACATCAACGCCCGTTTCCACCTGCCTTGGCGTCAAATCCAGATACTCCAGCACCATCTTGACCGCTGTCAAAGCGTTATATTTAGATCTTTGCTTAGTTTGTCTCTTACGCTTCCGACTCTCTTCA